AATAAAGGAAACCACATGGTTTTTACAAAGCCCCCTGGGGAACGGATACAACGGGTGTGTATCGGAACTAGCAACCCTGCCAGCCCCTCCTTACGTTGGGCCCCTGCCCTCCTCCCACCTGGGAGGTACCTACCACCAGTAAGTCTGTCTACTGAGAGTACTCTGACACAGCTCAGGTTCAAAGGCAGTTCCTAGCCATAGAGAACTGCACCGGACACTACGATGCCTTGGTTTGAGTGCACAAGCTACTTCCCTGCCGAGTATGCCAACTAGAGACGGATGCAGAACCCTGGGTGCTAACTTTAGGCTCCCCGTCAGATAGTCCAGTATTTCAGAAATGTGCCAAGACTTGTGAAAGAACCTACACTTCTCATAACATCTAGGATAGTGATCGCGTAACCAAGATCTGAACCCGGTCTTGACTTCGAACCTCTGATAATCCACTTTGGCAGTAGCAATTTCAGGACATGAGCCAAAATATGGTGACCTAGCCTCCAGATGTAGTAATAGACTGTCAACGTTAGAGCCATTGTAAGACATCAGGTTCAGAGGCATTGGTTTGACATCAATTTTAACCTTTGTGAAACTAGCCTTACAGTTGGCCCTTCTGATTTCAGACAGCCACCTCTTCCGAACCAGACTGGAAACCACAGGAACATTGTCAGACGTCAAAGTTGAAAGGAGATCTGACTTTGCTAGCTGTTCTGCCAGTACTGTCAGGTTTAAGCCATACCTCTCCTTAGCATATTCAGCTATTTTATTGGCCCTCCAAGGCAACTGGTTCGTGACATCGAGTCCAGCTTCCAGGTTAGCTTTAGGCACAGGAGGTTTTATTTCCCAGTTCTCACCTACCTTTGGCGGTTCAATACCGAAACCCCCTGCGTGAATCGGTGTCCAACACACGGCCTCGGGTAGATTATGATTTCGACACCATATCCTACGGATAGTGGACCAAATATCATCTAACACTCTATCCCGTCCGTCTATCCTACGTCTCAGAGTTCTGATAGCCTCAAACTGAGCCTTCAGGACCATGTCCTCTGACCAAGGTTCGGATGCCCAGGGTTTACGCTGAGTCAAGCCTGGTATAGCCCTACTCGGGTAGGCTCGACAACGATCAGTAAACCATACTCTTAAGAATTCCATCTTGTGGTATTGTAAACTGAATTTGCCTGCACCGCCTTTAGCTCCAATAGCATCATAAGCAACGTTCATAGCAGCGCCAGTTGCGTAATTTGGTACGAATATTGCACTGTCGTCCCCTCTTATGAACCGCTCTATGTCCACCACGCTTATGCCCCAAGCAGTCAGGAGTTTCAAGGCCAAACCTGTAACCACACTATTCCAAGCATTGCCTACAGTGCTAGTCCACCTCAAACCAGACATCAAACCTCCCGTCACCGGCAATGTCGTCACCTCATCGTCGTGCCGTACCCTAAGAGTAGCAAGATGAAACCCCGATACCACGGAGTCAGCTATATAGTCAAACTCAGTCGTAAAGCACTCTGGTACGTTCAGACGAGCCTGCTTACACAGAATCTTGACAATAGAGACTAATTCGTCAGTGTTCGGCTGATGATCAAACCCAGCATAGTCATAGGGCAGACCGAACATCTTAGAACATAACTCCAACATTCTGGACAAACGTTTACTCTGAGATACAAAATCCTCTTCGCTAGTGTTACCAGGCCAATCGTAATATGCACCTCCTAGTAGCTCAGTAATCCATGTCATCTTCAAATAAGTATAGATGTCACCTGCCACAGCCAGTCGTATCTTACCTAACTCGCTTTTAATGACAGTAGAATTCTCTTGTCCCCTAAAGTCCAATGCGTCCTGAGCCAACTGAACTAAGTCCACGACGTCTGCAACCATGTTCTTCCGTGCCTTGACAGACTTTACCTTGCCATCCGGGTCTCTTATCAATAACCTACCGACACTACTGGCACCCGAAGTTATCCAATCTCCTTTAGCCACCCAATCCTTGAACGGCATGTGTTTGGCTCGATGATACTTCATAGGCAAGAATTCTC